GGTGGTGGTAACTTTAAAAAATTATATAACGACAGCGATGTCACAAAAAGAAATAGAAATGGCCAAACAAAATCTGGTTTATATGCTTTGTTTATTCCAATGGAATGGAACTTTGAAGGATTTATTGACGAGCATGGACGACCTGTCTTCACTACTCCAGGACGAGATGTTCATGGACCAGACGGTGAATTAATAGACGTAGGTGTTGTAAATCATTGGGAAAATGAAGTGGATGGTTTAAAAGAAGATCAAGATGCTTTAAATGAATTTTACCGTCAGTTTCCAAGAACTACAGAGCATGCATTTAGAGACGAAACAAAAAATAGCTTGTTTAATCTTGCTAAAATATACGAGCAGATAGACTATAACGAAGGTTCCGCTAGCTCAAGCGTGGTTACTAAAGGTAGTTTTCAATGGGTAGGTGGCGTTAAAGATACTCAAGTTGTTTTTAACCCTGACCCTAACGGTAGGTTTAAAGTAAGCTGGGTTCCAGATAGAAATTTGCAAAATAGAGTGATACTTAAAAATGGAATTAAATACCCAGGAAACGAACATGTTGGAGCTTTTGGTTGCGATAGCTATGATATTAGTGGTACTGTTGATGGTAGAGGATCCAACGGATCTCTTCATGGACTAACTAAGTTTAGTATGGAGTCAGCGCCAGCTAACACGTTTTTTCTTGAGTATATTGCTAGACCACAAACCGCTGAAATATTCTTTGAGGATATATTAATGGCCTGCATATTTTACGGCATGCCAATATTAGCAGAGAACAACAAGCCAAGACTTTTATATTACTTTAAAAGAAGAGGGTATAGAGGTTTTAGTATGAATAGACCAGATAAAGTTTGGAATAAGCTGTCTGTTGCTGAGAAAGAAATAGGTGGTATGCCAAACTCTAGTGAGGATATAAAACAGGCTCACGCCGCCGCGATTGAAATGTATATAAACGACCACGTTGGACAGTTGAAAGAAGGGTATGGAAGCATGTATTTTAATGAGACGCTAAATGACTGGGCTAAGTTTGACATAAACAAAAGAACAAAGCATGACGCGTCGATAAGCAGTGGGTTAGCTATAATGGCTTGTAATAGACATTTGTACAAGCCAACGGCTAATAGGACAAAACAAAAAATAAATTTAGGTATAGCTAGATATTCAAACGACGGCTATTCCTCGCAAATAATTAAAAATTAAATATGGCTAGTACAGTTTCAGTCAAGAATTTTCCAAGTCAAGTTGTTAGCGACATTGAGAAGGTGAGTTATGATTATGGTATGAAAGTCGCTAAGGCTATAGAGCACGAATGGTATGGTGACAATCAATCTACTAGAAGAGGTTCGTACAGCATGCAAGGCCATAACCAAAGAAATTTCCACAATCTTAGATTGTACGCGAGAGGCGAGCAATCAATACAGAAATATAAAGACGAGCTTTCTATTAACGGTGACTTAAGCTACTTAAACCTAGATTGGAAGCCTGTGCCTATTATACCTAAGTTTGTTGACATTGTTGTCAATGGTATGGCTGACAAAGCTTACGACATAAAAGCTTATTCGCAAGATCCGTTTGGGGTGCAAAAACGTACTGAATACATGGAGTCTTTGCTTCGAGACATGAAGACTAAAGACTTAAATGATTTTGTTGGCGAATCTTTTGGTATAAATCTTTACGAAAACGATCCTGAGGCTTTACCCAAGTCTGAAGAAGAGTTAAAGCTACACATGCAGCTAACTTACAAGCAGGCTGTTGAACTAGCTGAAGAGCAAGCTTTAAACGTACTATTTGACGGCAACAAGTATGATCTTATTAAAAAAAGATTTTATTACGATTTAACTGTTTTAGGTATTGGAGCTGTAAAGACAAGTTTTAATACATCTGAGGGCGTAACTATAGACTACGTAGATCCTGCTGATCTAGTTTACTCGTACACTGAGTCTCCGTATTTTGACGATATATATTACGCTGGAGAAGTAAAAGAAATACCAATTAACGAGTTGGCAAAGCAGTTTCCGCACTTGTCTCAAGAAGATTTAGAGGAAATACAAAAGAAAAACTACGAAAACCACGACAATTATTCTGGAAACAAAAACAGAGATGATAATAAAATAAAAGTTTTATATTTTGACTATAAAACTTATATGAATCAAGTTTATAAAATAAAAGAAACCGCGGTTGGGTTAGAAAAAGCTATTGAAAAAGATGACACTTTTAATCCTCCAGAAGATGAAAGCGCAAGTTTTTCAAAGATACAAAGTAATGTAGAGTGTCTTTATGAAGGCGCTTACGTTATAGGGGCTCAAAAACTTTTAAAGTGGGAAATGTCCAAAAACATGATGCGTCCTAAAAGCGACTACACTAAAGTAAAAATGAACTACTCTATTGTAGCTCCACGCATGTACAAGGGCCGAATTGAGTCTTTAGTTGGTAGAATTACAGGTTTTGCCGATATGATTCAATTGACGCACTTAAAGATACAGCAGGTAATGTCTAGAATGACACCTGACGGTGTTTATTTAGACGCTGATGGTTTAGCTGAAATAGACTTAGGTAACGGAACAAACTACAATCCTCAAGAAGCCTTAAACATGTTCTTCCAAACGGGTTCTGTTATTGGTAGATCAATGACTGCCGACGGAGACATGAATCCTGGTAAAGTTCCAATACAAGAAATTAAAAATAGTGGTAGTGGCGCTAAGCTACAAGCTTTAATAGGCAACTATAACTACTACTTGCAGATGATCAGAGATACAACCGGGCTTAATGAAGCTAGAGATGGTTCTACTCCAGATTCAAACGCTTTAGTAGGCGTTCAAAAGCTAGCCGCCGCTAATAGCAACACGGCTACAAGACATATATTACAGTCAGGACTATACTTAACAGCAGAGGTCGCGGAGTCTTTATCACTTAGAATATCAGACGTTATAGAGTACTCTCCAACTAAAGACGCGTTTATTCAAGCTGTTGGCGCGCATAACGTAGCTACCCTTGAAGAAATGTCAGATCTTCACTTGTACGACTTTGGTATATTTTTAGAGCTAGCACCAGATGAAGAAGAAAAACAACTTCTTGAAAATAATATACAGCAAGCCTTGCAGCAAAAAAACATAGATCTTGAAGATGCTATCGATATTAGAGAGATAAGAAACGTTAGCCTTGCTAATCAATTGCTAAAGATTAGACGAAAAGAAAAAGAAGAGAAAGATAGAAAGATTCAGCAAGAAAACATACGGATGCAAACTGAGTCTAACACGCAGGCCGCTCAAAACGCTGCTCAGCTTGAAGCTCAAAAGGAGCAGATGATGGCTCAAACAAAAGCTCAACTAGCGCAGATGCAAGCTCAGTTAGATACTCAAAAACTTCGAGAAGAAGCTGACATTAAAAAAGAACTTATGCAGCTAGAGTTTCAAATGAACATGCAGCTAAAGTCTTTAGAAACCCAAGGACTTCAAGGCAGGGAAAAAGAAAGAGAAGATAGAAAAGACGAAAGAACTAGAATACAAGCGTCGCAGCAAAGCGAGCTTATAGATCAAAGACAAACAAGCAAAGCACCTAAAAAGTTTGAATCATCAGGTAATGATGTACTTGGTGGGTTTGACTTAGGTGGCTTTGAACCTAGATAATTATTAACTTATATTTTATATTATGCAAGAAGATGAAAACATTGAAGAGACTACTAGCGTAGTTGATGAAACTAAATTTGAATCTGCTGGAGACGACAGCGTCATTAAAGTAGATTTAAACAAACCAGTTGAAAATGAAACCCAAGAAGCAGCAGCGGAAGTTGCAAATGATACAGTTGACGACGCAGGAGTGGTTGGAAGCGATGAAGACGCCGAGCCCGTACAAGAACAAGAAGAAGTACAGCCGGAAGCTGAAGCACAAGAAGAGTCAATCGTCTTAGAAGAGATTACTGATGACGAGCCGAACGAGGCTTTGAAAGATTTAGTTGAAGAGGTAGAGGAAGCTGTAGAAAAAGCTGAGGCTACTGGTCAAGCACTTCCAGAAAATATCCAAAAGCTAATGGATTTTATGGAGGAAACTGGCGGTAGTTTAGAAGACTATGTAGAGCTAAATAGAGACTATTCTGATTTAGATAATCTTACGGCTTTAACAGAGTATTACAAAAGAACAAAGCCGCATTTGTCGGCTGATGA